GTGCTTTAGCAGGCAGGCATTCCCTTAAGGCGTGGGGGTATCGCCTCGGTCTTCTTAAAGGAGACTTTGGTGAGACCTCTGATTGGTCGGTGTATACAGACGAGATGGGTGAGTACTGTGTTCAAGATGTCAACGTAACAGTTGCTCTTTGGAAAAAGATAGAAGCGGAGAACCCTCCTGATGTCCCCACCGTAGTCGAACACGAGTTTGCGGGAATACTCTCTCAACAAGAGAAAAACGGATTCGCTTTCGACGAAGAAGGGGCTAGAAAACTTCACTCAGAACTTCTTGTTATCAAGGATGATATTGAGAAAGAACTACAATCTGTGTTCCCGCCGCAGGTTCAGTTAATGAAGACTCCTGTAGATTATCTTGACCCCCTTACCGAGGAGAGATATAAGAAGAAAGGTGATGCACCTGCTGATGTTAGAAAGAGATTGATTAACGGAGAACTTAGGAAGAAGGAGATTCCTTTCAACCCCGGTTCTAGAAAGCAGATTGCTGACGCCTTTAAAGAAAAGTACAGTTGGCGTCCAAGAGAGTTTACTCCTGATGGAAGACCTAAGATGAACGAACAGGTTCTTGGCGGTCTGCGATATCCAGAGGCTAAGTTAATGAGTCGGTATTTGACTGTTATTAAAAGACTGGGACAGATTAGTGATGGTCGAGAGGCTTGGCTTAAGGCTGTCAAGGGTGGAAGAATACATGGAAGGATTAATCCCTGTGGAGCCGTTACATCTCGATGTACCCACAGTAGGCCCAACATGGCACAGGTTCCTAGAGTAGGTGCTGATTGGGGTAGTGAGTGTAGGGCGTTGTTCACAGCACCCTCTGGCTATTCCCTTGTAGGCGTAGATGCTAGTGGGTTAGAACTCCGTTGCCTAGCCCACTACACCTACCCTTTTGATGATGGTAGATATGCTAAGGAGATACTTGAAGGCGATATTCACACAACCAACCAGAATGCTGCAGGATTAGAAAACAGAGACCAAGCAAAAACTTTCATCTACGCCTTGTGCTATGGTGCAGGAGATGAGAAGATTGGTGCTATTACTGGTGGCGGTAGGTCTGCAGGTAAACGTTTGAAATCTCAGTTTTATCAGAAGATACCTGCACTGAAGAAGATTCAGGACGGTGTTGCTTATAGGTTAAAACATCAGGATTATCTAACAGGCATTGACGGAAGAAAGTTAAAGATACGCTCAAAGCATAGTGCATTGAACACTTTATTACAGTCTGCAGGAGCAATAGCCATGAAAGAGGCGACCTGCATACTCCATAGAAAAATCCGTTCACAGGGTTGGGGACTCAGTGACGTACAACAAGTAGGACATATACATGACGAAGTCCAGTTACAAGTCAGAACAGAAATTGCGGACGAACTCGGACGGATGGCGGTACAGTCAATCAAAGAAGCCGGTCAAGCCTTGGGCTTCCGCTGCCCGCTTGATGGCGAGTATAGAGTCGGAAATAACTGGGCAGAGACGCACTGATATAGGGTGGCTTGCGGGACTGATTGATGGAGAGGGGTGTTTTATTTTTGGCACTACTCCCGTCATTACCGTAGACTCAACATGCCGAACGGTTATTGAAGAATGTCACAGAATTATGAAAGGTAGTTGTTCAGCGTTAAAGAGAAAAACAACAATGAATCGACCAGTGTTTCGTTGGAGAATCGGGGGAAAAGACGCTATTAAATGCTCTTTAACTCTCGCCCCATTCCTTAAGGATAAGAAGGAGCAGGCAATTTTATTAGCGAGTATCTATAATTACCCGCCGAAGTCTGCTATGCGTGACAGTATAATACGAAGACTTAAACATTTAAAAAAGGTATCACTATGACAGAAGATTTAGATTTTGTTTCAACATCAGACTTAGTAAAAGAGTTGCAGAAAAGACATGACGAACTTATAATTGTCGGTTCGATGAAGAGAACAGGAGAGACTGAAGATTTAACCGTAGGTTTTTCTGGCTCATATCACTGCTGCTTAGGATTATTGGAAGTTGGTAAGATTGCAATGCAGACAGGAGAATCATAAATGAACGTATTAATAGATGGAGACGTTGTTCTCTATGAGGTAAGTTTAGCAGTTGAGACTGCAGTAGATTGGGGGGATGATATGTGGACACTTCACGCAGATATGAAAGAAGCATCTCAACGTTTTGATTGTTGGGTAAAGGAAATCATGAGTCGGCTTTCAGGAACAAAGTGTTACATTGCTTTTTCTGGAAACGAAAATTGGAGAAAAAATGTTCTTCCTACTTATAAACAACATAGAAAGAAAAAACGCAAACCTCTCGTATTTCACCAATTAAAGAAATATGCTGTGGACACTTATAAAACTTTTGCATATTCAAACCTAGAAGGTGATGATGTTCTGGGTATGATGATGGGTGACCCAAAATTAAAAGGTGAAAAAGTGTGTGTAACAATAGATAAAGATTTGAAAACCATTCCCGGTCTTCATTTTAATCCCATGAAAAGAGACGATGGTATACTTGAAGTTACAGAAGATGATGCAGATTACAACCACTTATTACAAACATTGACAGGGGATACGGTAGATGGTTATTCGGGGTGTCCGGGAATCGGGATAAAGAGGGCTTCTAAACTCTTAGACGATGACGCATCTTGGGATGTAGTTTTATCAGCCTATAAAAAGGCGGGATTAGAAGAAGAGGATGCGTTAGTTCAAGCAAGAGTTGCTAGAATATTGAGACATGGCGAATACAACAAGAAAAAACAGGAGCCTATTTTATGGAAGCCATAGACAGAAAAACACTATTACAGATTCACAATGAGATTTGCAGCAATGCACAAAGTCTTATGAAAGTAAAAAACCACGATTACAGTGGTGGGAAAGACGCTAGTGACCCTTTTCTTAACTTTACTAGAGTAGAGAAACTAGGGATTACTGATACAAAAACAGGGTTCATGGTTCGCATAACAGACAAGATATCTAGACTTGTTACTTTCGTTCAAACCGGTCAGTTTAAAGTCAAAGATGAGGCTTTAAGAGACACTGTAATGGACCTTATTAACTATTCGATACTATTGTACGCATATACAACGTCAAATAAAGATGACTATACGGAATGACAGAAGAAATCAAACAAATATCAACGATACCAGAAGACTTACTTCGTGATTTAAACCTTCGATTCCCTGAGAGATGTCCTGATTTAGGGCATAGTGAGTCAGAAATCTGGTATATGTCAGGACAAAGGTCTGTAATTAGACTGTTAAACCAAGTGTTTGCAGAACAACGAGAAATTCAACTTAGGAGTGAATAATATGTGTTTAGGAGGAAGTAGAGTAGCAGCACCGCCACCACCTTTACCGCCCGTACCACCGCCTCCCCCTCCGGCTCAACAGACGGTAGCACCCCCGCCAACAATTCCAACGATGGCTGAGGAAAAGGAACAGAAAAAGCCGAAGACATACGCTTCTAGACGTCGTGCTGCTTCTGGAGGAATCTCCGGAAAACGAGTATTTACCATTCCTAGAGTAGGCGGTTCAGGAAGTGGTTCAGGAGTTAATTACTAATGAAAAAAGAAGGTGCCATAGCGTCCATGTATTTAAAATGCGAGGCACAACGCTCCGCATACCTTGACCGGGGTAGAGACGCTTCTCGCCTTACTATCCCTACTATTCTTCCAGAAAGCGGGAGAACCTCTCACACAAAATTCCCTACCCCTTACCAGAGCGTGGGGGCTAGAGGAGTTAATAACTTGGCATCTGCCCTGCTATTGAGTCTTTTGCCTCCTAACGCTCCTTTCTTCCGTCTTGTCATTGATGAGCAGGAACGAAGGAAAATGGATGAAATAGACCCTACTATTAAATCAGAGGTTGAAAAATCTCTGGCTAGTGTAGAGAGGGCTGTTGCTAGGGAAATAGAAGTAAATAACATACGGGTATCGACATTTGAAGCCCTTAGACATTTGGTCGTCACTGGTAATGCTCTTTTGTACTTCCCAGATGACTCACCAATGAGGGTCATACATCTAGATAGATATATTGTCAAAAGAGACCCATCCGGTAATGCTACTGTTATCATATTAAAAGAAACTGTGACTACCGCTACGCTTCCTGAACATATTAGGCAGTCTGTGGAATACTCAGGTGACGCTGAAGAAACCTGTGATATCTTCACAATGCAAACCATTAAAGATGATGAGAGCGTAGAGGTAGTCCAAGAAATCAAAGGTCTCATAATTGAAGAGACTAGAAGGACTTATAAGAAAAACCAGTCCCCATTCATATCCCTTAGAATGCTCCGAGTAGATGGAGAAGACTATGGCAGGGGATATGTAGAACAGTATTTAGGAGACCTCAGAAGTTTAGAGGGTCTTACTAAGGCTATTGTAGAGGGTTCAGCGGCTTCCTCAAAAGTCCTGTTCCTCGTTAATCCTAATGGAACAACCAGAGCAAAAACGCTTGCAGAAGCCCCTAACGGTGCTATTGCGGAAGGGTCGGCAGCAGATGTTAGTGTACTTCAAACTCAGAAAGCAAACGACTTCTCAGTTACACTTTCTACGATGCAACAAATTCAAGAACGCCTATCGTATGCTTTCTTACTCACCGAATCAACTATTCGTAATGCG